AGATTAAGAGCAGGACTCCCGAAGTTCTCACCTCGAAAAGATATATACAAGTAAAAAATACAAAATGGCAAAGAAGTTAACTCTGGATCTATCCGTTTTTAAAAGTTCTGGTGTCTATACCTTAGAATTTGATGCTTCTGAAAATATTGTAGTAAATCCACAGACAGTAAGATTAGTGGTTGGATTTTCAAACAAGGGCCCATTCAACACTCCAGTTTATGTGCCAGACGTTCAGACAGCTATTAAAGTTTTCGGTGATATCGATAGAGCTTTAGAAAAAAAGGGATCGTTCTTCCATCGATCAATATTCACATGCTTAAACAGCGGACCTGTTTTTGCCCTTAATCTTTTAAAGTTGAACAATTCAGTCACAACAAGTGACGATCCAGATGTTGCTAACGGAGCTGATGTAGCTAGATATAGAACTTTTTCTGTTGACACTGCAGAATCTAACGGAACTAACTCAACTGATGAGTACACGAAGGTAAATGCAAATCTTCCTAAGCAGGATAAATTGGTTTCTTCTTATTATAACAAAGAAAAGTTTTGGTTCCCAGATCCAAACATGCTTCTTGCCACAATAGATGTAACTGAGCAATCTAAATTGTTCAGTCTGGTTAACTTAAGCCAAAACCCAGTAAGTGTTATTGTAAAGAAATCTTTGGATGCTAGACTTCCTATTAAAGGATTTGATATCACAGCTCAAGAATATTTTGGAGCTAGCAATGTTCCAAACTTCATGAATCCTTATGATTACATTTCAGATTACTTTGTAGATGTTATCGTAGTAAGCGGAAATTGGACTAAATATCAAGAACTTTCTTTAGATCCTATTTACTCCTCATATTTCACATCAAAGGGATTCGTAAAAGCTCAGATTGACAATTTCTTGGCTCTGAAAGAAGTAAACGTGGTTCTAACTGTAACTGGATGCTTGATTCCAGATTTTGTTGATCAAAACGGAATCACACAATACATTAAGACATTAATTAACAATCAAGTAGGACAAACAGGAGTACTTTGTGCAGTAAATGAAGAGGCTTTAGATGATTTATCATCAGGAGATTACTCTTATATAGATTTAGTTGGCCATCACCTAACGGGTGCTTTAAATCCAGCTAATCCTGAAATCAACGAAATAGATTTCTTAAGTTATAGTTCTCCGCTAACTGCAGATTTTACATACACTCAAAATTCTAACACCATAACAGATCTTGATAGCCCTTATTCAGATCTTATTGAAATCGGAACAACATTTGTTGATGCCTTCGGCTCACCTAGTGTTGATGGAGTATTTGAAGAAGATTTTGCAGCATATAGCTCTACAAATCTTGATTCTGGATTACCATATTTGCAAACAAATTTCTTAGGTGCAGATGCAACTAGCAGAAAAAACGCACTAAAAAATTTCTTGGCAGTTACTGCAACATCTCCAGCATCTAAATTCATTATTGGTAAAGTTACTGGAAATATTTCAGGGAATGTTGAAGCTAAAAAAGCTTTCTCTGCCAATGACATAGTTAAATTAAAGGTTGAGGAAGTAAAAGAGGTAACAGTTTCTCCTGGAAACGTACAACTTAGAATTAAATGGTCACATCCTTTATTTAAAGCTGCTTCTCCTTTAGTTTCTCCTTATTATAGAACAAACATAGGAGGAAGCCACTATCAATTCTGTAAAGCAGATTACTTTGATAGATTTGATCCAATTGAAACAAGTCCTGGACCTCTTGGAAGTCCAACTCCTATTAATCCACAGACATTAGGAAACTACACATACTTCGGTTATGCTGAATCTAAACTTTTCTTAGATCATAAAAATGGATTAATTAGCGACGGAGACGTAATTTACAAAGCATATGACGGATCATCAGTTCAATATCTTAAATTTGAAAACTCTGTAGACAGAGACGGATTTGAAACAGTTGAAATGAAATCCTACGTTGATGCTGATTTCACAACAGAAGAAGCAGCGGTTTCATTGGGTGTAAGTTATAAAACTTCCTCAACAGGATCATCAGATACTGTAGACTCTGATGAAGTAAACATCGTATCAATTGCAGGAAACCTAAATCAATTTGTTAATGTAATCTCGGTTATTTCAACAAACCAGGTGGAAGTATCAGTTACTGAAGTAGCTGCAACATCTCTTAAAGTAGGTGATCTCCTAGTATCACAGGACGTTGATCAATTTGAAAACGCAGTTGGTAATAAACTTAACAGATTAACAAGAATTATAGAATCTAAGAAAGTAGCAGTTCCTGGATCACCTGGAAACTACACAATTTACGTGAAAACGGATAGACCTATTCTTCTTTACTCCGGAGCTAACGCAAGAGTGAATAAGTTTAGACCGATACATCAATTCGTGGAAACCTACAAGATTTCATATCTTCCCGGCTTCCAGCTTAAAACCTCTCACAAGCCTAACGGATCTGATGACAGATTAGACGAAATCTTGGACGTTTTAACCACAACCAATATTTCTAAAACACTTGCTGATAGAAATATTATCACTTTCAGATATGTTGTTGATACGTTTGATGGACAAATTCAAACTAACTCCAAACATCAACTAGCTAAATTAGCTAAAGATAGACAGAAATGTCTTGCAATTATTAATGCTCCTTCAATGGAGAAATTTAAGGATTCAATAGATCCAAGATTTACTGACGCACCTTCAGCAACAGAACCAGCTCCTTTACTAAGAGCAAAGTATATTGCAGAGGGCGGAAACTTAGAACTAAATCCTTCATTCAGATTCACTTTACCTGATGAAGATAGTGGAGCTAAATTCTGCGGTGTGTTTGGACCTTTCTTAACTATAAGAGAAAATGGTAAAAACTTTAATATTCCTCCAGCTGCACACGTAAGTAATAATTTCATTAGAAAATTTGTTACTGGAGAACCTTATTCTATCGTAGCTGGTCAAAAAAGAGGGGTACTTTCAGGATCTAACTTAGTTGGACTTGAATATGATTTCTCTCAGGATGATAGAGATTTCTTAGAACCCTTTGGATTCAACCCAATCATCAGAAAGAGAAATATTGGATTGGTAATATTTGGTAACCAAACAGGATATCAAAGAACTAACTCAGCATTTAATAACTTGCACGTTAGAGATCTTCTAATTACTCTTGAAGAAAGTGTTGAGGATATTCTTTCGAATTACGTATTTGATTTTAACGAAGATTCAATCAGACTTGAAATTAAAACTATCGTAGACAATTACTTAAGCGGCGTTAAAAACGTTGGAGGTATCTATAACTACTTAACTATTATGGATTCTTCTAATAATACTCCTGCTATCATAGATCAAAACTTAGGAATTATCGATATCATTCTCGAACCTGCTAGAGGTATTCATAAGTTTATCAACAGAGTAACTGTTACAAGAACTGGTGGTATTGCTTCTGGAGGTTTCATCCAATTCAGTTAATTTGATGAATACAGAAAAGAGGAAATATATAAAATAAAAAATGGCAGGATTACCACATTATACGTCTTCGAAAGCAGCAGTAAACAAATTTGAACCGATCTATACGAATCAGTTTGAAGTTGTTATTACTCCACCTGCTTCCGTAGTTCCCCCTCAGGGAAATCCTAATAATGGCAACATTCTTTTAGAGCACGTAAAAAGTGTAGAAGGATTGGGTGTTGATCAGAATCCAGGAGAAATAGCTCAGCAATATAAAAATGCTAAGAGATATTACTCCGGGGCAAAACCTAGCCAAACTGGATTTGATCTAACGATCAACTTTGAGGTAAACCTAGACGAAAATAATTCAATGTACGTTTTTAAAACAATGAGACAGTGGGCGGATTTAATTTACAATCCACTTACGGGAGCTCAGGGTTTGAAAAGAGATTATACTGGTACCATAGTAATTAGTGCATTTAATAAGGCAGGTGACGTTTTTAGAAGAATCACATGTAAAGACTGCTTTCTTATGGCAAGTTTAACACCTATGGATCTTAACTACACTAACACTCAGATATTTAGTTTGAGAGCTCAGTGGGCAGTAGATTACTTTGATGACGTATTTTTATAATAATTAAATAAAAAATGGCAGGACTACCACATTTTACGAGTTCAAAAGCAGCAGTAAGCCTATATGAACCGGTTTATTTAAACCAGTTTGAGGTTATAATCCAACCCCCTGCAGCAGTTTCAAACCCTGTGGGAAATGCAGGTAGATCACTTTTGGTTGAAAATATCATCTCTATCACAGGATTGGAGGTAGATAAAACACCAAGACCTGTAGAACAAAACTACAAATTTGCAAGAAGAAGATATGCAGGTGGAGCAGTAGAGGATACTGGTGCTAGAATTAGATTACAATTCCACACAAATCTAGATGACAATAATTCTAACTATGTTCACAAGACATTGAGAGAATGGTCAGATTTAGTTTATAATCCTCTAACAGGTGCTATGGGAATTAAAAGTACTTATGCAGCTAACACATACGTTTTAGTAAGTATGTTCAATAAACAAGGAGATGTTTTTAGAAGAGTTAAATTTTTAAATTGCTTCCCGATAGAAGCGATTACAGCTATTCCTCTACAATATGAGGGAGGTGGAAATAGACTTTATGATATAAACATATCATTCAGAGCTGACTACTTCGAAGACACATTCAATTAAAAACTTTACGTTCGAATATATAAAAGGCTTATCTACCAATAAGCCTTTTTTATTGATTTTTTGTAAAGAAGGAGAACATTATCCAAGCATGGACGAAGGTGATAAAGAATCTAGAGAAATACAAGAAGAAGGAGAAAAGGATGATCCTTTTCAGAGATACGTCTCTAATGTTAGCGATGTTCTTTCTCCCATTTGGTTACGACGCTTTATTCAAGTTAATCATGGATTTAACTGGTTCATATTGGGTTGCAGATATCGTTTTTTATTCAATTTCAGGATGTTTTTGGTTATCATATATCTTACTTACGAGACATTTAAATAAAGCCAAAAAATCTTAGACTCTCACCCCGAATTTTATTTTAAACCTCCTACTACAAGTAAGGATAGATAAAATAGAATTGTTTTTATGGAAAATACTTTTGAAAACGAAATGCTTTCAAAGCTCTCTGAAAGAGAGAAAGAAAGCGGATTAAACTATGAGGAATTAACCCCTCCCCAACAGGAAATTCCAAAATCACTAGGAAAGGCGTCCTTTGTCGAAGAGAGTCTTTCTGAACTGGCCATGGAATCCCCCTGGAAAAAATTACCTCTAGAAAATTTACCCTCTCAGGGTTTTGGATATCCGGAAGAAACAGAGCTTTCTATTAGATCAGCGGAGGTTTCAGAAATTCGTCATTTCTCAACAATAGATGAAAATGATCCCATAGATATAGACGATAAAATAAATCATATAATTTCTAAATGCTCTTCTTTTAGATGGAAAGGAGGGGTCTTGAATTTCCAAGATATTTATCAGGAAGATAGATTTTATATTTTTATGGCAATTCGTGATTTGACTTTTGTTAAAGGGGAAAACAGAATATTTATTCCTATTCAAAATAAATGCACTAAAGAAGATTGCCCGATTCCTTCAGAGATTGAATTGACGTCAGGAGTTCTTTCTAATTTTTCATTAGATCCAAAACTTAAAACATATTATGACCATGAAAATGGTTATTTTCAATTAACACCTAAAAATGGTGATCCTGCAATTCAACTTTTCATTCCTACTATTGGGGTATCTCAAAAAATCAGGAAAATTCTAAGAGATAAAACTAGGGCAGGTAAAAAATACGACTCATCATTTGCCACGGTATCTCCTTTCCTAATACCTAACTGGAGAGATCTTGACGAAAAATCTTACGACTCTTATGAAATGAACTCCAAAAACTGGACATATACCCAGTTTGTTTTATCTGATAATATTTCTAAACAGATAACATTTGCTACAAAAAATAATTTGTCTGTAATTTGTAATAAATGCGGTGCCGAGGTCACTGCTCCTATCCGATTTCGCGGGGGAATCAGATCCCTTTTCATTGTTTCAGATATCTTTGGACAACTACTTTGAGATCAAAAGAAAGCTAGCAAAAGATCATAATATTTCTTTTTCAGAGCTGGAAAAACTTCCATATTTTGAATTTCAAATCATCCTTGAAAAAATAAACAGGGAAATAGAAGAGAGAAACAAGAAAATTATCAAAGAGAAAGACGGATTGGTACCCATTTTTAATTTAACCAAGCAATAAACCTTTAATATATAGAGGAAAAGGTAGAATTTGGCAATAATTAATTCCGAACAGGTAGATGTTTTTAACAAACAGCTCTCAGATAAAAAATCTGCAGATCCTTTATTGGGTAATGCTTCACAAGAAGCTCTTGATATTGCTATAGGGCAGGCAAGGGGTGAAGTTCTTCCTGGGAGTTTTGGAGCTGCTATGTTTGAAATTCCGGAAGGGAAGGATCCGAGTCAATATATTAATTCTATCACGGATAATATCGTTAGTACAGCAGTTGAAAACTTCAAGGGTCTTTCATATCAAAATCCAAAATATTTAAGCGGGTGGGTCCAAAATAGACCTTCATTTAAGGATTCTAACGCGTATAACGAACTTAGAACAATAACTAAAACTGAATTCAATACCATAGAAAACGGAATTGATGATCTGGAAATGGGGGAAAGTCCGGACTTCAATAACAAAGAGCTGAACAAAATTTCAAGTAATAATTTACAGCACATTTTAGATTCTACTGTTCTTAATTTTCTAAAAGAGATTGGGATACAAAGACAATCCGGGGCTGCTCCTAGCGATGAATATGTCATGAATAGCGCTAAAGAGGTTTTCGATTTTCTGGCTAAATCGTTAATTCCTCCTGCTCCTAAACCTGAACCGATACTCCCGCCTCCTCCCCCAGCTCCTACAGAACCAGCTCAATCCCCAGCAGCAGAAATCCCTGCCTCTGTTATCACCACACAACAAGAGATAGCCAAACCTGCTGAACCCACACAGGAAATAACCCCCGCTACTGCAAATCCGCCGGTAACACAGACCCCTCCTGCTGCAAATCCCCCAGCGGAACCAACATCCACGGTAGTTCAACAAACACAGACGAATGTTACTAATGTTACAAATCAGGCTGCTGTGGAAGGTCCTAAAACATTTGATGCTGCTACTACCAAAGAATTCACTAAGGAAGAATCCCCTCTACTTAGTATGTTAGGGGATCAATTAGGAATGAGTGCAGGAGAGATTGCTAACATGTTTGCCGGAGCAGATATTGCAACATTTGATCAAGCAATTGCTCAGAGCTTTGGAGGTGAATCCGATGCTATAAATCAAGCGACAGGAGAAATCCTTCAAAACCCCGATTTAGCAGCTAAAGCAAGTACCGTGGTTCAAAATTTAACACAAAATGAATCCGTTCCAACAGAAGCAAAAGAGCAAGTTGCAAATGTAGTGTCCCAGGCAACCCCAATGGTGGAACAAACCCCTGTTCCTCCAGTTGAACAACAACCTGCCACCCCTCCCCCACCATCTCCACAAACACCTGCACCCTCCCCACAGGAAGAACCTGAAAAAACCTCAGAAACTAAAGCTCAAGAGGAAAAACAAAAATCTGCCGCTGAAGCTGAAACAAAAGCTGCAGATGAATCTAGGAAAGATGAAGACCAAAGAATCAATGGAGAATTACTCAAGACAATGAGAGAAATTTTAAAGGTTCTTCAAGGTCCACTAATCGTTACAGACAACACTCACAAATTTTCATAAGGTTCAGTTTTTTTTGTGAAACTTTCTTTCTATATTTGTATAGGATAATAAAAAGCTATGTCGGTTACTGAAAAAAAATATATTATGGAGGAAAATTTAAGAGAATCCCTAGCGGATTTTCTAAAAAATCCCTTCGATAACTATCAGGAATTGATTGGTTTGATTGAAAGCAAAAGCTCCTTCACAGAATCTGAAATCAACAAGATAGTTTCTCTGCTCGGTAAGTTTCCTGCTTATTCTGTTTATCCAGTAATAGATTTATTTAAAGGAAACTTAAAAGAGGAAAATATTGGAGAATAATTTTTTTACTGAGCAAGATTCAAATAACTGTTTAGATAAAAAGCAGTTTAAGTTAGATCTTGTTTATCTCAGAATGGCAAAAGAATGGTCAACTAATTCTCATTGCAAAAGAAGTCAGGTTGGATGTTTAGTAGTCAAAGACAAAACCATAATTTCAGACGGATATAACGGAACTCCAACAGGATTTCCAAACATTTGCGAAAATGAAATAAATGAAACCTTGCCTTATGTTTTGCACGCAGAAGCAAATGCTATAACAAAGCTTGCAAAAAATACGGTGAGTTCACACGGGAGCACGATGTATGTAACGCTTTCCCCGTGTTATGATTGCTCAAAATTAATTATTCAATCCGGGATTAAAAGAATCGTTTTCTGTGAGATTTACAGAAAGACTGATTCTCTCCAACTGCTAAACCAAGCTGGGATTGAAATTGTTTATATTAACTTACATAACCCTTTAAACCAAGAACCAGATGGCAAAGAGCATTCAAGAATTAGCTGAAAAATTTTTAATGACATCCCAAGAGAAAGATTTTAAGTCTCTCTATGATAGGATTAAACCAGGTTTACTTAATCACTGTAAATCAATCCTAATTGATGAAGAGGTTGCGCAAGATGCAGTGTCAAAAACTTTTGAAAAGATCTGGGTAAAAGTTGCCCAATATGATCCTTCTAGGGGAAATTTTTCCACATGGGCATATAACATAGCAAGAAACGAATCTCTGCTAATCAAAAAAAATTCGAAGAAATTTACTCCATTAGTTTATGAATCGATAGAATTAGATGGTAGAGATCATGATGAATTCATTCCTCTCTCTGATATAACCCCAGAGGATATTTTTGCTGAACCAGAATGGGAAATAAATAATCAGGAAGGAGGCTTTGATGATCTATATGATACAGTCTTAGAAAAGATGAAACAGCTTCCTGCGATTTATAAGGATATTCTTATGGATCGGGAACTACATAAGATGAAGTATCAAGATATTGCTGATAAATACGGAATGAAAAAGAGAGCAGTTGCAACACGTATTAGAAGAGCTAGAATAAAGATCAGGGAGATGTTTCCTGGAATAAAATTAAATTTTATCGATTGATATGATAGATTTTTTAAAGGGATTAATCAGAATTTTTGGAGTTATTAGAGACATTAGAAATTATCTATTTCTCCGTAGGGTAATTAAAAAGGAGCTGATGAATTCTCCGATATGGTCAAAAAACAATTTGAGGGTAGACTGGATTGGCAGAATTTACACAGTTATGAATTTACCACCCGAAGTGACAATGTCCCCAGATTTACCACGGGAGCTTTGGCCAGCTTATTTAATAGAACAATCGAAGGGATTAAATGAATATCTCACTTCTCTTAATCTTCATGAGATAATCATTCCTGAATATAAGGAGATTCCAGAAAGCAATTCATATCTTTTAGTTTATTATCCTTATTTCAGAGATCTAACAACCTGGTGGATTGCAAGTAGAACTATTTTTTGGACCACTGCTATCATCATTGAAAGCAAAACACAGTGGCTATCCCAAGCTTGGACTTGGACAATATCATTATTTTAAAAATTGACAAATCCTAATATTCAGAGAAAAAGCTATCCCTGGGGAAGAGCTTATGAGGTTATCACGGATCACCAGACTAAGCTGGTTCTTCCTTCCGTTACAACAGTTTTAAAGCTCCTTACTGAGCCTAAATTCCAACACTTGAGAGAAAAGTTCGGTAACGAGAAATGGCAGCAGATACTGGATAAAGCATCATTCAGAGGAACAGTTATGCACTCGATGCTTGAACATTTCCTATTGGAGTATGCAGAATCAAAATCAGTGGATAAGAGTCTTCTATCAGCTCAAAATATTGCTAAGGAAGAAGAAAAAAATTCACCAGACAAGTTGGATTTGATTGTGAGAGGTAGAGATCTTTTTTGGAATTTTTATCATGAAAAATTTTGGTCAGATATTAAATGTGTTCTTCATAACGAACTTTTTCTGTGGACAGATTTTAGAGGCGGATGGGCAGGAGCAACAGATTTTATTTTTCAAGACTTTAATGACGAGCACGTGGTAATAGATTTCAAGTCTGCTAGCTCACCTAAAGATGAAGACGATATTGATTCCTATAAATGCCAAATTTCCGCATATATGTTTGCTTATGCTGAGAGGTATGGAGTAATTCCTCACCGTGGGGAAATTTGGATTTCTAACGAAAAAAACTCTTCAATCCAAAGATTCATCGTTACAAGAGACGAGTTTAAAGAACATCTAAGAAAATTTCTGGATCTCTTGAAACAATTCAGGGAAATCCACTCTATTTGATGAAACATTAGGTTTAAGAGGATCTAAAAATGAATATAAAAAATAAAAAATGGCAGAAGAATTAATCACCGAAGTGGAAGTAGATCAAAAAAGAGTCGAAGAGCTACAATCAGCTCTTGACAAAAAACAAAAAGAACTGAGTAATAAGGTCTATGGAGTATCTATGAATTCAAAAGATCTAGAGGTGTATAATGATATTGTTTCCTCTCTAGAATGGAGGGGAAAGGAAGCTTTAGGAATTTTAGAGATCACAAAAAAGCTCGACCAAATCAAAGAAGAAGGCATAAAAAGTGGAGTGATCTATATGAATGCTCTAGAAATCGAAGCATCACATTATTTTCTAAATAAATTTTCAGGGAAGGGAAAAAGCCTAGCAAATGATTTTATCCGCATTTTTAAGGCATTCGAACAATCTTTGACCAATATTAGCCTAGATAATAAAGAGTTTGACGATCTAAAAAAGGATCTAGCAGCAGCTCAACAGGGCTTAGAATCTGAATAAATTCCGGGTTTTTAATCTTTTAGGGCTCACTTTATCAAGTGGGCCTTTTTTCTGTGGATATATAATACTTAAAGAAATAACTTAGATGAAAGAAAACAAGTATTTCCCATATATTGTAGCTATTTCTGCAATCAGCATCTCGTTTTCTGCTGCATTTTATTCGATCTTTGGTATCGGTAAAATGTTTGCAGGTGCTTCTACCAACGTGATGGTGATGGCAGCTAGTTTAGAATTTGCTAAACTAGTCATAGCTTCTCTGTTGTACAGATTCTGGGACGAAATAAACAAGGCACTTAAGGTTTACCTCACTATAGCATGTTTTGTACTAATAGTAATAACCTCGGCGGGGATCTATGGGTTCTTGTCCTCAGCTTATCAGGAAACCGCAAATAAGGTAGAAAACGTAGATAAAAATACTGCTGTCATTGAGAAAAGAAAGCAAATGATTCAAAGGCAGCTGGATCAGGCAGAAAAACAGTTGGAGCTTAAAAGTACCAGACAGAACACACTCTCTGATATGAGAAATAGACAGCAGAGCAATGCTGATAATCTCATAGCTCAAAACAAATCAACTTCCTCTGTTAGATCACAGATGAACCAATTGAGTAAAGAGAGCAAATCTTTGGATGATGATATAAAAGTTTTACAGGACACGATAGCTTCAAAAACTCAGCAAATCAACGATTTAGATCTGGAGATTCTAAACGTCTCTTCCAATAATGATATAGCTAACGAAATCGGACCTTTAAAATTTATCGCTAAGATCACTGGTAAATCTTTAGATCAAGTTGTAAACTGGTTTATTATAGCTTTAATGCTGGTATTTGACCCACTTGCGATTGCACTAGTTGTTGCCGCTAACTTCGTATTCTCCTATGTCAGCGAGAAGAAAAAAACAGAAGAATCCCCAAAAAATCCAGAACCGGAAAAAATTGAGGAAAAAATTATAGAGACTATAGAGCCAGAAAAGGAAGAAGAAATCAAATTGCCGGATCTAAAAATCGTAGATGAATACAAAACAGAGATAGAGGGAATTCCACTTACCTTAAAAGGATTTATTGTAGGAGATACCCCGATAGCAGAGATCAATAATGATATAATAAATGAAAATGAGCAGGAAGACATTTCCGAGAAAATCGAAGAAACAATTGAAAAAGAAGAAAGAGAAATCATTCTTCCAGAAGATGCGGGAGATAATGAGAAGAGCAAAGAAGATGATGATGTAGTTTATTCTCCAGATCTCTCCAGTATCGACCCAGATTTAACCCCTGATGAGGATTCAGAAATAATAGAAGAACACGAGGATCTGCCAGAAAATACGGAAGACGGTGAATTTGGTGGATACAGGCTAGGTAACGTTTACGGAAAAGAGAGAAGGAGTATCAAAGATTACAAGAATAAAAAGGAAATTCCGATCGACTTATTAGTCAGAAAGGAAGATCCTACCAGATTATAAGATGCCAAACGTATTAAAAACAGATTCAAGATATGTCAAGTACATTGATTGTAATCCAGAAAAACAGAAAAAAATAGTTTTTGAAGGATCCATTCTTAAAATCATAGAGGGATCTAAAGTTTTGCATTCTGTGGATATGTCTGGATTTTTTCACCCTGCATCAATTACCGGGGGAAGCTTCAAAAAGAGAATCTTTATAGATCCCGAAACGTCTTGGAATTTATACGGAGGAAACATAGCTCAAGATCAGGGAGAGGTTTCTTTAATCATAGTTAAAGTGAAATATGATAAATCTTTAACAGAAGATGAGAAGTTAATTTTCTGGGAATATAAAGGAAGGACGTTTCCTCTAAAAAACGTCTTATTCCTAACAGGGAAAACTTTAGATCATGTTAAACATCACGGATGGGATTTAGAGCCATATAATGTGTATGGTGATCCCACTAATGTTTCTCCTGTGGTAGATCCAGAATTTAGTCCGGTTTTAAGTCCTCAACCAACCTCGCCAGATTTTAGTTTGGGTGGAATTAAAATTATGAATACAACCCGGAAAGAGGTTGAGGTAGAAATATTAGTTATGAATTAATGGCAACAGCACCCCTTATATGTAAAGCAGATTTAGCTAATACCTTAATTGAAGGAGGTCAATTTAATCGTTGCACCTTTCAAGTAACCAAAGATTCGTCTGTTCTAAATTCTTTTGATTTATGTGATTTCTCCCTCGATATAGACGATTTTTTTGCACAAACACTAAAGTTAAAGGGTGGCAGTGCATTTCTTTTGGATGATTCCGGTTTATCTAATACATTCGGGGAGGTAAAAGCACTTATAGTTAGCGTAAAATATCCAGCATCATTTACAACAGATTCGAGTAAATATATTAACCTTATTTACGAAGAGAAAATCTATCCAATTGGAGGTTTCCATATCTGGACTGGAGAACCAGGAGCTGATCCCGGAAGAGGGATTTCAATATATCCGAGCAATTTTCTATCTAGTCCTCTTTATAATGAGGGAGGGATAGTGATACACAATCCACATTCTAATGATGTTGAGATCACTATTATAGTTGCTTCTGGTGGTGCTCTAGGAACAGGCATCAGCGGAACAAGCGGAACGAGTGCTAGCCCAACTACCAGCGGAAGCAGTGGAACTAGTGGATCTTCTGGAAGTTCCGGATCAACATCAACTTATTTTGGAATAAGTACAACATCAATAACCCTACCATAATGCCATACTCAAATATAACTATAACGACAAATTCGGGGCTTTCATTCAGACAGTATGACTTTATACAAGTAACCCATGATTCCGATAATTACATCATCGGTAGAGTTGTTAGCTATAATTCTTCAACAGGCCAATTAACTTTTACCCCATTAGTAGTTAGGGGGTCGGGGAGTTTTAGCACCTGGGAAGTAACATTAACAGGTGATCCCGGGGATGATGGAAGTAGCGGAAGTAGTGGAACTGCAGGATCTGCAACATCAGGAACTTCAGGAGGATCGGGAACTGCAGGAACTTCGGGTACTACCCCCTCGGTATTAGATTCAGGTAATCCATATTCAGTTCTCAGATATAACGGGTCGGGTACTGGAGTTACTGGTGATGCCAATCTTACTTTTGATGGAGCAACACTCTCGATAGATCCATTAGAATATAGCTCTGGGGGAGATCCAATCTATCGGATAATTTATCACAATGACGGAACTGCGGGAACCGCGGGCATAGTGGTTCGAGGTCCAATTTTTGGACAACCTTATACTGGGATAATTGAGAATAGGATACCACACGATTATCAGCAACAATTTGTCATCGGGGGTAACAATATAGCTCATATAGATTCTCAAGGATTCCACGTCCAGCAAGCTTTAATAGCAGATAATGGTGTCTATTTAGAAAGTCTAGAATTAGACCCATCACAAACAAGATTTTTAGTATGGGATCCTTCAACTAGTGGGGGTCTTCAGGGAAAAATTAAATGGAGAACTTCGGGTGCAGAAGGTGCTCAGGGACCAGCGGGAGCACCAGGTTCCTCAGGAAGTTCTGGAACATCAGGAACATCCGGTACATCTGGAGAAACCGGAGCATCTGGTTCTTCTGGGACATCAGGAACATCCGGTACATCTGGAGAAACCGGAGAATCTGGTTCTTCTGGGACATCTGGAGAAAATGGAACATCCGGTTCTTCTGGATCAACTGGTACTTCTGGTACTTCCGGTACATCCGGAAATGGAACATCCGGTACTTCAGGAGCTGGATTTGTTTGGAGAGGGGAGTGGCAACCAATTCCAACAGTTTATGTAGGTGGCCAAGACGTAGTTTCATATACCGGAGGTTCATACATAAAAATCGGGGACGGTAACTCTGGCAGTGCTCCTCCAGACGATCCAGTAAGATGGGGTTTAGTTGCTGACAAAGGCTCATCAGGAACTTCTGGGTTAGCTGGAACATCAGGACAATCTGGTACTTCAGGTACATCCGGAAATGGAACATCAGGAACATCAGGTGAAACTGGAACATCTGGATCAACCGGTACTTCAGGAAGCTCTGGATCTACAGGAACATCAGGATCTTCGGGGCAATCTGGTGCTGCGGGGACATCAGGGACTTCAAGCAACGGAACATCTGGTACTTCTTTCAGCTCACCATATTCAGGTAACTTAAATGTAACATCTGGACAAGCTTGGGTTAGCGCAGATGCTAATGGTAATACTACTTCATCAACCACGGTAAACTGGAACGATAGTAATGTTCAAACTTTTACTCTAAATGCAGCAACAACTACATTTACATTTAGTAACGGTCAAGCAGGTGCTACATATATTTTAATAATAAGACAAAATGCATCAGGTTCTCAAGTTATAACATGGCCTGGAACAGTTGCATGGACAGGCGCAGCTACTCCAACGATGACCTCGACTGCTAGCCGATATGATGTTTTCACTTTCATTTTTGATGGTAGCAAGTATTTTGGTTCCTATATACAAAACTTCATATAATGATAGTATTTCCGTTTTCTTTTAAGAAAATGCCAGCATCAGCATCTTTTCTTGAGATTTTTACTACAGTTGGCACTACCACATGGACTGCACCGGCTAACGTTAATTCTGTCGAATATTTAGTAGTCGGCGGTGGTGGAGGTGGCGGTAACGGCTATGATAATGCTGGTGGTGGAGGAGGTGGAGGAGGTATGGTATTAACAGGAACCCTATCGGTAGTACCTGGAGCTTCATATGTGGTAACAGTAGGCGACGGCGGTCTTGGTGGAGCTAATGCTAGAGCCAATAATGCAGGCCTTCCGGGAGATAATAGCGTATTTAGCTCAATAACAGCCCTTGGCGGGGGTAATGGCTTAGGATCAAGAACTGGAGGTGTAGCCGGGGTTGCGCAGATCAGTAATACTTCTTCCGCTACAGGTGGTAGTGGTTCAGGTGGAGGTAACGGTGGAAAGGGAGGTGGAGGAGCAGGGGGAGCTGGTTCTGCCAACTCAGTAGCAACAGGTGGAGCGGGTGGTTCAGGAATCAGTTCTTCTCTCAGTGGTTCAGAGGTTATTTATGGTGTAGGTGGTGCAGGAGGAAATGCTGGCACTCAAAATGGTGGTGCATCCGGATCGACCAACACAGGTAATGGTGGGCAAGCTGGTGGCGCTGCATCTAGTAACTCAGTAGGTGGTGGTAAAGGAGGATCTGGAATAGTTGTTATTAAACTTATATCTGTAACATTTTCTCAAGCATTCGTACAAGGAGTAGCCCCCACGACAACAGTAGAAACTGCATGGAATACCTTTAGGGCTTCTTTAACCGGATCATATACAACATTTACTATGTCTAGCACGAACGGTACTTCGATTACAGTTACAGATCCTACTAAAGTACAAACACTTGCAAATAATCTAAGAACTGGAACATCGGGGAGCGTTACCATCGGATCTACCTTATGGTTAGTCGGAGTAGGATGTGGCACACCTAAGATAGGCGGTACAGCTGTTGAATTTTCTAATATAGGAAGTTGTTCAGGCTCTAGTACAGTTGCACTTAGACCGATGATCAATAACTTAAACTGGGGTGGTATAGGAACAGGATCTACTGTCAATCAAGCTTCACAAACTATAACACTAATATTCTTTTAATATGTACTATATAGCTTACGTAACTGATTTAAAATCACCAGTTTCTCCTGAACTTGATAATTTAACACAGGAAGAAGCTATGTCATGGATGATAAATTTTGGTAATATCGTCGATTATACTATTGTCCAGAAAATGTAAATTAGGAAGTATCAATAATTGATTGAATACCTTCTAAAATTTTCGATATATAATGAATATGCTGACTTTAAAGACTAAAAGCTTAAAGAATGGTTTTAAATCGTAGATATATAGAATAAAAATAAATCCCTCAAAATGGATAGAATTAACTTTGACAATAATCTAGACCAAATTAAAATGGAAAAGGCTAAGGCTGCTGCAAACAGTTTAAATGAAAGTTGGGCAGGAACCAAGGCATTTGGACCAGGCACAGCTGGATCCTACGTTGATGGTCTACAAAAAGAGATTGCTCAAGCATCTGCTCAAGGAACTAAGATATCTAAACCAACTTTCTCTGTTGGTGTTTTAGAAACTGCAATGGCTTTGAATAATACATCTTTCGTTGAATTACATGAAGCTAAGATTTTGGTTGAAAAATACATTCATCATGCATCAATTAAAGGAGTTTCTGAAGCTTTCTTAATTGAATCTATGATTTCAGAATTGGAAAATTTTAGCTGGGAAAAACACGCTAAAAGCTCTTTAGTTAATCTAAAGAAGATTTACGAAAAAAACAGAAAAGAAATCGAAGTTGCTAAGGCAATCGAAGATATTAATAGATCAGGAGGCAGAGACCTTTTCTCTTCTATTGTTGAATCAATGAGAACTTGGTTAGACACAGAGAACAGGGTTTCTGAGAAACTGGTTAATGACCTTAAAAAATGGTCCTTCAATCCAACAGTTAGAAGCTTGGTTGAGAAGTTTACACAGCTTGAGGGAAGCAATGGTAAATTCTCTATCAATGTTAATTCTGAAAATTGCGAGGTAAAATCTATCATAGCGCCAAGTTTAGTTTTTGAGAACCATTCGGTTTTTGTTACTTCAGATAGATTCTTCAAGGCAACTCAAAGAGGCGTATCTGTTATGGAAAGAGCAGAAGCTTCTAAACTCCCTGGAAAATTCTTAAAAGCAGCTTTATCACTTAGCAATCCTGCTGTAAGAATTAACGAGAATGGTTTAGATATGTTCATCGGGAAAAATAAGCTTTCTGTAGTTTTTGAAAGTGACACCGAAACAAAGGCAGTATTCCTTAACGGAAAAAGAATTCCAGAAGACAGATTAGGATTTATCCTTTCTATGGAATTGAGAAATTCGTTCCAATCTTCTGCAAGTATAGTAGAACAAGCTACTGAAGTAGTAAAAGCTGCTAATTTCCTTTCTGAAATTGATTTTGGTAAAAAAATCGTTTCTAAAATATACGAAGGGGTAGAAGCTAACGTATTTAGATTCGGACAAAAAGTTTATGTTCACAAAGTTAACCCAGCTATGAAGAAGAATGATTTATTCGAGGGTAACGGAACACAGGCAGTTAATATAGTTAAAGAATTTTTAGGATTTGATATTTCTGAATCAATGTCAGATATTCTAGAAAACGAAGATAGAGCTTTAGCTATCATGAGAAACGATAAGCAAGCTATTAAGAACAACATGTCTATTGTTGAAAGTGAAATGGCAAAAATTGCAAAAGCAATTCAGGATAATCCATCTCTTACTGGATCTCAAGAGATTAAAGAAGCTCAAGCAATGCTTCAAAAAGAATCTGAATCTCTAAAAGATAAATGGAACCAAATCAATGTTGAAATCGAGAGATTTGAAAAGTATGCTAAAAAGGTTTCTTCAGTTAACGAAAGTGACGGATATCAAATAAACACAGACGTTAAGATCAGAAGAAACGGAGAAAAAGGTAAGGTTGTAGGGGTTAACGGTAATTCTAAAACATACACTGTTATGTTTGAAAACGGTAGAACGGGAGAATACTTCTTTAATGATGTAGTTGATATTTCAGACGAAATTGAAAATATTGAACTTAAACCAGTAAATGATCTAGGCGAAGAATCAATCGAAAACATAGAAATAGAAGGATCAGAAGCAAACGAAGGCCTAGATGCTGATATGAATTTAGCTGAGGCACCTTCTAAATCTGCTGGGGGATCTGCTAAAGATATTGATAATTTAGGAAATCATAACCTATCTGAAGCCCCTAATAAGCAAGCTAAATCTGCTAAAGATCCTAGAGGAGTAACTGGAAATCATGAATTAGCTTCCGCTCCAGAGGGAAAATCTGGAAAAGATAAAAAATTCATCGATAAAGAAGGTAATATGAACCTGGCAGAAGCTCCTGGCACAAGTGCAGGCGCAGCTCCTAAATTTATTGACAATTTGAAAAATCACAAACTTTCTGAATCACAAAAGAATTCGCATGTTGAAAAAGCACCTAAAGGAAAATCTGAAAAACCTAAAAAATTCGTAGAAGATTTAGATGATGCTGAATTAGCAGAAGCACCAGGTAATCACAAGAAAAATGGCAAGAAAGATCATGAACCTCTTAACAGAGCAACCCTTGCAAAAGCACCTGCTTCAAAAAAAAAGTAAATAGTATTTCTGAAAATTACGAAAAGTTCGTTTCTGAGGGTATCGGAAACGAACTTTTTCTTTTCCAGGAAGACCTACAAGACATTTTAGGTAAATTAAAAGAATTGGAAACAACTAGTCATGCTAGTAGTAAGATAGGATTGAGTACTATTGAAGACTCAATAAAAAACCTAGAAGCCCTAAAAAAAGATGTTGAAGGCCAGATAGGCAAACTAGAAAATAATTTCCCACAAAACTAATGGAGTATGTTAAAAACAAAGAGCTTAAAAGGGCATTGCTAGAATCCAAAGAAAAAGGAAGATTGACAGCAGAAACGGTAAAGATGTTTACACTTATTGTTAATGGTCTTTCTAAAACTAAATCTTATCGAGATATCGAAGATAAAGAGGATTGTATTGCTTTCGGAATGGAGGATCTAATTAAATATTGGGACAGATTCGATCCCAATAAATCAGACAACCCGTTCGCATTTATCTCACAGATAGCTAAAAATGGTATGCAAAAAGGATGGAAAAAAATACATTCTACAAGATCTATAAAAACAATATCTTTTTCTAGGTTAACTAGAGATGATAATCAGAACTTCAATGTCTAAAATTAATATCAAAAATATTAAGCCCAATGGTAAATTTAAATCAGGAAAGTTTGTACCAACTAATCCGGAAAAGTATATTGGGGATATTCATGATATAATTTATAGATCCTCTTGGGAAGGAAGATTTTGTCAATACTGTGACCAAAATCCAAATATTTTAAAATGGGCATCAGAAGCTGTTCAAATAGAATATTGGAATCCCATCGATAAAAAAACACACACATATCATCCCGATTATTATATAAAGGTAAAAAAAGCTGACGGATCAACAGAGGACTGGATTCTTGAAATTAAGCCATCTGCTCAGTACAAATTGGAAAAAAAACCAACAATCTCCGGAAACTTAACTGAGAAGAAGGTTAGATCTTATAATCAAGCCATGGAAATATGGATTGTTAACAGAGCTAAATTTGATGCTGCGACTCGTTTTGCTAAGCACAATGGCTATAGATTTGGTGCCGTTGATGAAAATTTTATCTTTAGATAATGGATTTTAAAAGGGAAATTAGAGAGGCAATAGAAAAGGCTGGATCTCCTGGAAAATTGACAGAGGAGAGTTTTTTACATTATACCAATAATTATTCAGTTTTAAAAAAATCTGAATCTATAAAGAATTTAATTCAGGGGAAAATATTTACTTTTTACTACGATTCCCCAAAGAGAAAGGACCAGGAATTTGTTAATAAAAGACCCGTCATATTTTATGAAGGATCTGAGATTAGCCCAGAAAGATCCATTATTAAAGGAGTAGATTTGGTCCTATTAACACCAAGAGACCGAACTAATTTTTTTATTAGGCTCTATACTATATTTGGTAAAATCATGGAGCAAAATGAAAAGAGAGAGATTTCATCCCAAATGCCTCTCAGATTCGATTCTGAGATTTTAGAAACTTTAATGGGAGGAGTTAAGTATAATCATGCATACCGTGGTTACAAGTTGGAAAAGATAAAGGGTCTTTCCGAAATACCAAGCGATGAATGGAAGTATTTAGTGTATCTAGATACTAAGTCTTTAGAGGGGGCTATTTTGAATGATATATACAATAAATTCGGATAATGGCAGGATTTTTAGAAAACAACAGAAATAATCCATTTTTTAGCAACGTTCTAAGTGCTCTTAGAAAAATAGGGTCATTTGGGATGAGCTATGGGGATATGGTTGTTAAAAACTCCCAGGCCGTTGGTACTACTGAAGCGATTTTCACGCAAAAGGGTGGAATTCTGGACGAAAATTTCCTTTATACCCTCAGAAAAGCTGACACTACTGCGAAACAGTATATTGCTTATTTCGATAAAGATTACAAGAACAAAAAGACCTATTTAAGAAATTTTGCTCTTAACCCCGAAATTGAATTTATCCTCGATACAGTTTGTGACGAAGCGATAGTTTATGATGATAAAAACTTTTTCTCCTATTTTGTTAGTACAGACATTCATGGGATTGGGGAGAAAAAAGAAGCTAAAATTCAAGAGAGGTATAAAGAGATCTATAATTTATTTGGATTTAATCAGGACATTTCAGGATGGCATTTTTTTAGAAACTTCCTCATTGATGGTATTCTGGCATTTGAAATTATTTTTGACACAAAGGGAAAAAATATTATTGGGTTTAAGGAATTAGACCCAGCATCTCTTCTTCCGTCTGTCGAAAAACAGATGGATGGATCTTTTGTTGAGTGCTGGATACAATATCCAGATAACCCTGCTCTAACCAGAAAATTATATGATTCTCAGATCATTTATATTTCCTATGCAAAGGGAAATACAATGACGAGGGTAAGCTATATCGAAAGATTAATTAGATCGTTTAATCTTTTGAGAATCATGGAACACACCAGGGTGATCTGGAATGTAATGAATTCTTCCTATAGAATGACCATGACAGTTCCGATCGGAACTAAATCACCACAAAAGGCCAAGCAAAGTCTTGCAGAATTAATGAGTATCTATAAAGAAGATATCAGATTAGATTCGGATTCTGGTGAACTTTTCGTAAACGGTAGACCTAACATTCAGTTCTTCAAGAATTATTTAATGCCTTCAACCCCGAACGGAACACCAGACATTGCTCCATTAGCAGGATCCGGGGACGCAACACCTTTTAGCGATCTTAAAGCTTTAGCTTATTTTGCTGATAAATTAAAACTTGATTCTAAAATTCCATATTCGAGATTTGATCGTGAAGATAGAGGAACACAAGGAACTTTTAGTGGTAACGCAGAAGGATTGGATCAAGAAGAAATAAGATTCTTTAAATTTATAACCAGATTAAGATCTATCTTCCAGGACATTCTTGTAAAACCCCTTTGGATCCAATTTTGTTTGGATTATCCGGAGCATAAGAAGGATTTTATGGTTAAGAGCCAATTTGGTTTGGATTATGTGAAAGATAATTCTTTTGCTGAAATAAGATACATGGAGATTCTAAATGCTAGAAAAGATCAGGTAACAAAAATTTCAGGATTGACTGATTCTGAAGGTAAACCTTATTTTTCATTAAGATATGTGCTCGACAAGTACTTAGGTATGACTGACGATGACAGGGTAGCTAACGAGAAAGCCAAGGAAAGAGATGCTGAGAAAAAGAAGAAAGCCGCTGAAGAGGAAGCTAAAAAAGCAGCAGAGACGGCTCCAGCGGCAGAAGAAGGAGCAGGAACAGAAGGAGCAGGAACAGAAGGAGGAGACGAATTTAAACTTTAATAAATGGCAGGATTTATAGATGATTTTTCACAAAGGAATCCTAATATAGGAAAGATCCTTAAGAGTGTGAGCAAGATAGGAAGCTTCGGAATGGAGTATAAGGATCTTGTTGTGAAAAATTCACAGGCCATTGGTGTTTCCGAAGCAATGATGAGGGAAAGAATGGGTCTTACCGATTCAGATGAAGATTTCATTTTTAGTTTGGCTTCTCAAGACACTAGTAACAGAAAGTATATTGCTTACTTTGATAAAGACTATCCTTTTAAGAGAGAGTTTTTACGCAGGTTTGCTTTAAATGCAGAAATAGAATGGATCCTTGATATTCTTGCTGATGAAGCTATAGTTTACGATGATAGAAATTTTTGTTGTAGTCTATCTCTTGTTAATATGGATCTCAAAGAAGATGTTGTTGATTCATTAAGAGATAACTTTAGAAAAATGTATATCTCCCATGGATTTAATAATGGGATATCCGCTTGGCAATATTTTAGACAGTTTTTAATTGACGGATTTTTATCTTTCGAAATTGTTTATTCTGATGATGGAAGGCAAATTGTAGGATTTAAAGAATTGGATCCAACATCATTGACCCCGACAACAGAAAGAAACCAGTCGGGGGAGACGATTCCTATCTGGATTCAATATTATGGAGATAGTACTAGAGAAAGAAGGCTTTACGATTCTCAAGTCATTTATATTTCATTTGCCAAAGGAAATAGCGCTAGTAGAACTAGTTACTGTGAAAGATTGATACGTTCACATAATCTTTTAAAGATTATGGAGCATACCAGAATTATCTGGAATGTGATGAATGCCTCTTTCAGAATTAAGATGACAATTCCAGTTGGATCTAGATCTCCACAAAAAGCAAAAGAGACTTTAGGTGAATTGATGACCATGTATAAAGAGGATATCAAATTAAACACAGAATCAGGCGAACTGAGTGTTAACGGAAGACCCAATTTACAGTTTTATAAAAACTATCTTTTCCCAGTTCAAGGTGGGGAATCTCCTAAGATTGAGACCATCAATTCTGCTGGACCAAATCTTAATATCATAGATGCTGTTGTATACTTTTTCAATAAGCTTAAGGCAGACTCTAAAATACCTTTTAACAGATTTGCTGCTAGATCAGGCGGAACAGTTGGAACTTACAAGATAGGTGCTGAATCTGCTGAAAGAGATGAAATCAGATACAATAAGTTCATTAATAGAATCAGATCGATCTATCAAGAGATCATGCTTAAACCTCTTTGGATCCAAATGACGTTAGATCATCCAGAATTGAAAAATGACGCAGTTTTCAGATCTCAGCTAGGTATCAAATGGAACTCTGATAATCAATTTGGAGAATCCAAAGAGATTGAACAGCTGATTAAAAAAATAGATTTTATAGCAGGACTTTCAGAAATTAAGGAAAAGAAAGGCGAGGAAGAAAATCCTTATTTTAGTCAAGACTTCTTAATAGATAAATTCCTCGGATTAACCAACGAGGATCGTAGGGTAAATGAAATCTATAAGAAGAAAGACGAAGAAGAAAATGCTGAAATTAAGGTTGAAGGGGACGGCGGAGCAGGAGGGGGAGCCTCTATAGAACCTCCTGCAGCAGATACCACAGAATCAACTCCGGCGGATGAACCAGAAGCACCCGCAGCAGAGGAGCCGGCAGCTACCCCTGAACCCCCAGCAGAGCCAGCAGCAGCTGAAGCTCCATAATACCTCTTGAAACATTTTTATTAATCGGGGATTTCATGTAAATTTGGTGTTATAAAAAAACATCAAATGAAGAAAGAACTGGAACTCCTTTTAGAAATTGAAAACTGCACTGGGGAGGGATCTCAGAAGAAAAAGCAGGAATTAATTTCAAAAAATCTTACACCCGAATTAGAGTATATCCTCTCTATTTGTTTTGATCCTTTTGTCACTACAAAACTTCACAAGTTAAATTACGAGGATAAGGATTGCAAGGAAAACCCTCAATTATTTCAGGAATTCGTGGATCTTTGTGAGACACTTAAAAAAGCACCTGCTATAAACGATCATTTAAGGGGCGTAGCTGAACGCTTGGTAGAATCTACTGGTTATCATATAGAACTGAAAAAGGTCTTTGCTAAGGTGCTTACGAAGCGTATGAACATAGGTATAGGAGCCAAGATGATCAATAAAGCGGTCGGAAAGGAATTAATTCCAGACCCTAGTCTTATGCTTGCGGAGGATGATCATAAAGTCCTCGATAAATGGGGGTCTATAGTTTGTGAGGAAAAGTATGACGGAGTTAGAGTTATCTGTGTGGTAGAAAATAAAAATCCAAAATTTTATACCAGAGCGTTTAACGAATTAGATTCTAGATTTCTTGCCCGTATAGCAAATCAAATACTAGAACTTTCCCATGGTATAGACGGAATTTTCTTCGACGGGGAATTGACTGATTTAGATAGAAAAAGTGTTAGTGGTAAGGTTACCCAGATGATGAAGGGTTCACCAAAGGAGAGCATTGGTGACGATCTACTATTTAATATCTTTGATGTTGAGCCCACAAAAACTATTAAAGATGGTAAGGGTATCACTGTTTACACTCAAAGAAGGGAACTTCTAGAACAATTTTTTAAGAACAAATCTTTCGAAAATATTAAGATCGCTCAGAAGTGGGAGGCAAAAACCAAAGACGAATTAATGCCTATCTACGAGCAAATCGTTGCTAATGGGGGAGAGGGTGTGATTATGAAAGATCCTACACACTTTTACGAATGCAAAAGATCTAAAAGCTGGATCAAATTCAAGGAGGTTCAAGACTGCGATTTGGTAGTTACTGGTTGGTATCCAGGAGAAGGAAAAAGAGAAGGATTTATCGGGGGTTTTATGTGTAAGGATTTATCAGGAGAATATGAAGTTAAGGTTGGATCTGGATTCACGGAACAAGATTTGATTGAACTTTCTCGCAACCCTGATGATATAATTGGTAAGGTCGTTGCCATTCAGTATAACGTTCCTATCGAGGATAAGAACGGCAATAAATCTCTTTTTCTACCCAGATTCATCGAGGTAAGAAACGATAAGAGTGAACCTGAATCATTAGTAGAAAAATTTAGCAAGAAGAAATGATAAACATGCTTTTAACAGAAAAGCTTAGGCCTAAAGAGCTTAAGCACATGATTTTACCAGAGAGGATCAAGGATGCTTTCAAGAACGGTTTACAACAAAACGTATTACTGACTGGATCTCCAGGATCTGGTAAAACTTCTCTTGCAAAGATTTTGTCTGAAAATTCACCAAGGCTTTTTATCAATGTTTCCGATGAAAGTTCTGTTGATACCGTACGAGAAAAAATTACAGGATTTTGTTCGACTGTGTCAATCATGAACGACGAAAATCCAACAAAGATCGTGGTTCTTGACGAGTTTGACGGGGCTTCTGATCAATTCTACAAAGCACTTAGAGGTGTTATCGAAAAATTTGCCAAGAATACTAGATTCGTAGCAACCTGCAATTGGATCAATAAGGTACCAGATCCGATGAAGAGTAGATTTGAGGTTTTTGTCTTTGATCCTGTTAACAAGGAAGAAGAGCAGGATCTCAAGGATCAGTGGGAAAAAAGAATAGTACTCATTCTAGGAAAGTTAGGAATTTCTATCGAGGATAAAGCATTACAATCTTTCGTCAAGAAGTATTATCCTGATATGAGATCAGCTCTGAATTGCATTCAAAGGTGGCAAATTCAAGGCACAGAAAAAATAACAGATCAGAAGGTATCTGAAACAGCTTGGGACTATGAAGAACTTTATGAAATGCTTTTTCAAAAATTAGACCCTCTTAAAAGTTATCAAACAATAGTCGGACAATATTCTAATTCTGTTGGTGAGGTAATGGAATCACTTGGACGAGATTTTATAGAATGGATCAGGGAAAGAAAACCCGAAAAAATCTCTATAATTCCTGCTGTTATTATTTTAGTTGCACAACACCAATCCCAAAGACATCAGGTCATCGATCCCGTAGTGAGTCTATTATCACTTTTTTATTCGATTCAAAAATTAACTCAATAATGGCTTTTAAGGATAGTAAAATAATTTTAGTTGGTAGAGGAGGATCCGGGAAGGATTTCATGAGAAAAAAGCTCGAACAAAGAGGATTTAAATACTGTGTTTCCTATACTAGTCGCCCAAAAAGGGAAACTGAAAAGGAGGGGAGGGATTACTACTTTAGAGACGATACCTTCTTCAATAATAACGTTCACAAGTTTTATGAAATAGATGATTTCAATGGATGGAAGTATGGAAGAACTATAGAGGACTTTGAAAAATCCAGTCTTTTGATTATGACACCAAGAGGTGTTGCAAGCATAAAACCAGAGCACAGAAAAAAGTGTTTTATTATTTTCATAGATCCTGACAGAGAAATCCTAAGAAAAAGATTAGCAGAAAGAAATGATGCAGATAGTGCAGAACGTAGATTAGAGGCTGATGACAGGGATTTTATGGATTTTAAAGACTATGATATTAGAATTAAAAACGAAGACTTTTAATTATGATAAGTGTTATAATAGACGGTAATTACCTATTCCACAAGACGTTTGCTATATTTTCCGATTTTGGATCCAAGCAACCTGGAGAGGTACTTTCTAGCCCTGCTGAACAGGGAATGTTTATGAGAAAGATCATTACAGATCTTTGCTATTCTTTAAACCAGCTTCCGATTACGGGACATGTTATTTTTTGTAAGGACTCTAGATCTTGGAGAAAAGACCTCAAAATAGAAAGGGTTGATTACAAAGGTTCTAGAATTAAGGACGAGAAGGTAGATTGGGGTTCTTTCTTCGATCTTATGGACGAATTTGGGAAATTTCTAGAAATGAATGGATACGTTTACTCCAAATCCCCAGGAGCAGAGGGTGACGATCTTCTCTGGTTTTGGAACGAAAAACTCAAAGAAATAGGTCACAATGTTGTGGTTTTTTCTGGTGATAAAGACAGTCACCAGTTAGTAGAATCAACAGATAATAGATGGACGATATGCTGGAATGCAAATTCTAAGAACAATAAGATATTTTGTGGCAATGGATGGAAAAATAATTTCATTGATAAGGAAGAGGAAGCTTCTATTTTCAATCTGGATTTTGTAAAAGACACAGAAAAAGAGAAAATGATTAAAATTTGCTCTTCCGCAACTTTAGAAGAAATTGACACAAAAAAATTAACATTTGAAAAAATCCTTACAGGAGATGCTAAGGATGATGTACCAAGTGTATTTTCTTATGAAAAAACCCCAGGTAAGATTTTTAAGCTAACTAAGACTAAGGCGGAATCAATCTATGAGCATTATAAGAAATCCGGATGGGGAAATTCAAATCTGGAAGATGTGTGGAAGGATGAAGAATTTTTGGATTGGATATCCGGATATGTTTTAAGGAGCATGGCATATACTGATACTGCATCTAACAGAAAAGAGGTAGCAAAAAACTACTCTGAGAATGCACAATTGGTTTGGTTATCAGATCAGGTTATACCAGAAAAGGTTTTGGCTGATATGGAATTTTCTTTTGTTTCCAATAAGCCAGAAATTAAGTCAGTGTTGACTGATAAGAAAAATATGATCGGGAGATCCAGATGGGATTCTTATGAAGCACCTTCTGCTTTTAACCCATTTAAGAGCTTTAGATAATGGAACTTTTTGACATTTTAAAATCATTTTTCTCGGAAAAGGACTGGGAGGAAGTCTCTAAACATGATAAGTCTAGAAATTTTTTCATGATAAATCGGATCATGTCAATATCCTTTCCCCTACAGGCAAATGCTTTTAACAATACCAAAGTAGATCCAGTTCCTGTTATAGATTTTTGGAAAGCAACTTTGAATCAAAAATATAAAGCTACGCCAGGATGGTTCTTCACATCAACCAAGAAAAAAGATAAAAAGGAGATATTTAACCCCTCAGATGAGGTCTCTTCCTTTATAAAGCACAAATACGAAATATCGGATAGAGAAATCAAAGAGCTTAGTCAATACTATCCGCAGGAATTTAAATCCTTCTGCAAGTCAATAGAAGAACTGCTTTCTTAAATATGCTTATTCTTTCTGTGGATATATAAGAAAAGTATCCACCAAGAATGAAAGAATTAAGGCAATATACCAGTGCTATTCAGTCAGTTTCATCCTCTCAGCAAAAGGATTTAACCACAGATCAAAATTTCCAGCAACTGTCTGGTGCAATAAACGATCTGCAAGAAGCATTCGGGATAAAAATAGCTGACCCCTATCCAGAGTTCAATAACTCTACGCAGGGACAATTTTTTCTTAAACTTGTAAAATCTGACCTCATCCAACTTCCAGCTACCGGTCCAGTTAAAATAGGATTGGATGGAAATAACGGCGGAATTACAGGAGCTTCTATAGCAGTTACAAATAACGTTTTTGTTGGCGGAGATATAGAACTTTACAACAAGAATGGTACAGGTGGAGCAGTTAGATTTAGGGTTGACAGAAATAGTGCAATCACAAAACCTCCTGTCCCAGGAGAGGTTAGATTCGTCGGAAATAATTTCCAAGGATATATTTTCCAGGGGGAGGTTGCTTCTTCGTTTACATTTGAAATACTTTCAGGATCAACGGGTGGAACCATAACAGTAGCTTTAGATGCAGTAAATATAGCAACTGCTACATGGCAAGGTACACCATATCAAACTGCACAAAAGATAGTTTCTGAAATACTTTCCCTCCAGGGAACACTTAGTGATCCAAACGTAAAAGCATCTTCACATATAGGGAACGTGACTATAGAATCTGTTCCGGGTTATGCTAGTTCTTTTAATGGATCAGATATCACAATAACAGTTTCTAATATTGTAACAGATGTAACATCTGGTGAAATGTTAGGTGGTATAGATGGATCTACTGAGTGGGTAAATTTTTCAGGATATGTTGGATCAACAGGTCCAACTGGTCCTACAGGAGCAACAGGATCTGTTGGTGCTACTGGACCAGCAGGAGGATCTTCAGGAACAGCGGGATCTTCCGGAAGTTCGGGGAGTTCTGGATCTATGGGAACATCAGGATCTTCAGGGACATCTGGACAAAATGGGTCATCTGGAACATCCGGACAATCTGGATCCTCTGGCACTTCAGGCGGCGATGGCCCTTCTGGACCTCCTGGTGCTAATGGAACATCTGGGGTTAACGGATCATCAGGAACCTCCGGATCTTCGGGAAGATCTGGAATGGATGGTTCACATGGAACTTCCGGGTCTACTGGTACATCTGGATCTACCGGAACTTCAGGGGTAAACGGATCCTCAGGATCGACGGGAACCTCTGGATCATCAGGAACCTCCGGATCATCAGGAGCTTCTGGAACATCAGGGTCGACGGGAACTTCTGGATCTTCTGGATCTATGGGAACTTCAGGAACTGCGGGACTTAATGGGGACAGATATGCAACAGGAGCATCTAGTTATGATGTAACGCACAATACCGCTTCTGCCATAACTCTTAGCCAATCTTTAGTAGGAACTTCAGTATATTTTAATACGGAAGAATTTGATCTTTCATATACAGTAGCACAAAATGTTGTCGTTGCGGTAGATGAGGATAATTGGATAGCAGGTATTATCCAATCTTTCGATGGACCAAATGGATATGCTGACATTTTAGTAAATGATGTTGAGGGAACCTCAACATACGGTACTTCACAGGAATGGTTCATGAACTTGGATGGGTCAGTAGGACCCGCGGGATCTGCAGGTAGTTCAGGATCATCAGGAACTTCGGGTTCTTCAGGAAGATCTGGATCTTCTGGATCTACTGGTACATCAGGTTCTTCAGGAACATCTGGATCATCAGGAACCTCTGGATCATCAGGAACCTCTGGATCTACTGGTACATCAGGTTCTTCAGGAACATCTGGATCATCAGGAACCTCCGGATCTACTGGTACATCAGGTTCTTCGGGAACATCTGGATCATCGGGGGAAAATGGATCATCAGGAACCTCTGGATCATCAGGAACCTCCGGATCCTCTGGGGCAAACGGAGCACCAGGTTCTTCTGGGACATCTGGATCCTCTGGGGCAAACGGAGCACCAGGTTCTTCTGGGACATCTGGATCCTCTGGGGCAAACGGAGCACCAGGTTCTTCTGGGACATCTGGAGTAGGTGGAGCTTCTGGGACAGCAACAGAGGTTGCATTCTTTACAGCTGGAACCACATTAGGGTCCGATTCTGGTCTATACTGGGATAACACAAATAAAAGATTAAGTATAGGTGCAGGAACCAATCCAACACATCCTTTAGAGGTAGACGGAAACGTTTCTAATATTTCAATCTATGCTAGCCATGATGTTGCAGCTTTCTCAGATATTTCGGTTAAAGAGGATGTTCAGGTTATCGGAAATGCAATAGAAAAAATAAAGCAAATCAGAGGAGTAACTTTCATAAGAAAAGATTCTGAAGATAAAAGTAGAAGAGCGGGTGTTATCGCTCAAGAGGTAGAAAAGGTTATGCCAGAGGTTGTTTCAACTAAAGAAGACGGAACACTAATGGTAGCATATGGTAACCTTGTTTCGTTGCTTATTGAGGCAATAAAAGAGCAGCAAGAAGAGATTGAAATCCTTAAGGCAAAATTAAAATAAGATGATTAAAAATATGCCTAAATTGAGCGAAGTTGACAAGAGACTAGTACAGAGTGTTATTAACTCAATTGATTGGGATCAAATAGCAAAATTCTATAGGATTCTAAACAAAAAAATAGGATATGAACAGGTTAAAATAAAAGGTATTTCCAGAGACGAAAAAGTAACTCCAGAATCTGTAAAGGAAGAGCTCAATAAAGTTTTGGAATATATTATAGAAAACGATTTACCCGAAATGACTTATGGAAATTGGGTAATAGTATGGACTAACGGTGAATGGGAGATCTCACAGACTATAGATTCATCGGATATGGAAGGAGAAAAAGAAGAAATTGACATTCCTATAATGGAATCTACCTTACACGTGCATTTTGTCCCTCAAAGTGTTACTGTGAAGGAGGAAATAGATATTCCTGAAAACTTTTTTGAGATAGACGATTCAGTTCTACTAGAGGGTAGACTAAAACAGTGCATAGAGCAGGAAGATTATATTTTAGCTGGAAAAATTAGAGACGTAATAGAGGAATTAAATAAGAGAAAGAAATGATTAAAAGACTAAATGAGCAATTTGCTCAGACATTTGCTGGCGATGGATTTAATAGCTCAAATGGCGTATTTAAAGTTAAGTATAAATCCTTTGACGACCTTTCTCAAGCTAGGGGAAGGGAAGATCATCCATATGATTACGTAAAGGGAAGTGAATTTCAAGCGGGTGATGTTGTAATGGCTAAAATTAAAAATTTAGGAAATAAAATAAAAGCCGAGATAATTTCAAGTGCTAGAACATCTGACGGTAAAAGAACTGTTTTCAAAATAAAAAGTCTAGCAGACAATAAGATTTATACTGTTCCGGTTTATGCTCTAGAACTATCTAACGATCAAGGAAATATAGCTAAGAAAAATATGGGAGCTTCTACCATTTCAAACAGACAAAAATTTTTAACAGGGTTAAAATATAATAACGGGAATTTTATTTGGGGTTCTTTAGAATCCAAATTAAATTCTAAAACTGATATTCTTCTTCAGGAGGGAACCTCAAAAATGGAAAGACCCGGAATCATTGATCCGTCTATGAAGATCGTTTTAATAGACACAAATATTCCAGATTATGAACAGCATATAGAAAATTTTAAAAAACTTGGAATAGTTTATTTGGTCCCTGAAAATAAAACTCTTTTTATTCACAAGTCGGATCCTAATTTCTTAAAATTAACTGACAATCATTTAATTGTAATAGAAGCGGTAGAAGTTGCAAAAAATCTTTCCAAAAATCATAGAGATGGGAGGGTACAAGATATTTTAGCAGCACAAATCCTAAGAAACAAGGGACTTAAAGAAGCGTATAAAATTATAGCATCAAATTTTGAAAAAAAGCACGGCGTTTCTTATGGAGAATCCTTAGATGAGCTATTCTCAGAAATTGAAGGTTACCTTTTATAAAATATGTCGATAGAAAGAATCAGAAGAAAGATTCCGTTTCCGGAGCAGTCCAATTTAAAAAAACCAGAAAATCTAAATTCAGATTATCCGACAGGAGACCCTGGTGAATTTCAAAAATTTATAAATCTTCACAAAGAAGAATCATTTGTTATTTGTGGATGTGGTGTTTCGCTGAATGATTACGGGTTTGACAGTTTCAATAAGCATGTAACTATTGGTGTTAATGATGCAGGTCAAAAAATAAACTGTAAATATTTGGTCGTTGTAAATGAGCCACACACGTTTAAATGGGGCAGGTGGGAATCAGTTAAAAACAATGATTCGGAATACACCTTTACACACATAAAGAATCTCCCTATTGAAAAAAGAGAGAGAACAGTTCTAGTTAAACTTGGAAAATATGAGGGATTGAATCTCTATAACCATGGATTCATAGACTACACCACAAATTCTCCTTATATGGCAATCGTAATTGCTTGCCAGATGGGTGCAAGAAAAATAGCTTTAATTGGTGTAGACTTTACTATGAATCACTTTTTCGGAGAAACGGGAAAGCATCAAATCATGAGGGAAATTGAAAAGGTAAAGGAGCAATATTCAAATCTAGGAAAGCATTTAAGTTCTAGCGGAATTAAAATAGCAAATCTTTCATCAGAGAGTTTAATTGAGTCCTGGCCTAAAATGACCCTGGAAGAATTTGAAACAATCTAAATTCTTTTCGTTATAATTTAGATGAACGCTCACAAAACAGGGATATTAATTAGATTCCCTCTTATTCACAAAAAAGGGAAAAAACACGCATATAAAGTCACATTTAGCGACTTTATACTTAGGAAGATCCAAGAAGGATTAAATCTGGGATATAAGTGCTTGATATTTGAGATATCGGATGATGATTTTGATTGTTTGGATTTTTCGGTGGGGAGTGGAGATAAAGAATCCATTTTGGATTATTTAAAATCCGGAACCAGATTATCTTTTTATATAAAAGGTAAAAAACATTTAACTTCCGACTCTGAAGATGAAACAGAGCAAGCTAAATCACAAATATCCCACTGTTTAGATTTTATTAAGGAATTTGATCTCGAGGGACAGGAATTTCCCCTTATACTTCATGTTGGTGGAGCAAAGGGAGACAGAAAAGGAACTATGGAAGATTTCTGTAAAAAACTAGAATCCTTTTTGTCCACAGAAAACATTCAAAGAATTGCAGTAATTAATGACGAGAAGCCGAGTCTTTTTTCTGTCAAGGATCTATTGCCGGGTGTTTTTTACAAGATTAAAATTCCTATAGTTTTTAGATCTACCTCTTATCCAACAAATCAGGGAAATCTAACACTCAATGAATCCCTATTCCTAGCAGCTTCTACCTGGAAAAGAAACATCAATCCTATTTTTATTTACCTTCCGGGAAACACTAAGCTTTCGGACGATCAAACAAGACCATTTGGCTTAGAGCTAGATTTTGTTTTTGATAACAGATTACCCGAGCCTTAAACATTTTTTATTTTCGGGGTGTTTTATTATTTTTACCAATAAACTTTAATGTTATGCCCGAAATCAGTGAGGTTAGAATAATGTCCGAATTTATCAACAGGAGAGCGGGAGAAGTTGATTATTTCCACAGCATTTCCAAAAATCCAGAGCATAAGAGCAAAACGAACTTGATCCTTCCCTTTTCTAAATTTCAGCTAAAAGCTGATTCCCGGGGTAAGGAATTAAGATTGAGATTTATTGATCTTGATTTTAAATATGAGGAAACATCAAGTAGGGATATGGTTTTTACTATGGGAATGAGCGGAAATTGGAATTATTCCAACGATGTTTTCTCCATTCCAAACCACACACATCTAAGAATTGTTGATTCCAAGTATGGCATTCTTGGATTACATGACGTTAGAAGATTTGCCAGATGGGACTGGAGAGGATGGAATCCGGAAAGAGGTCCGGACCCAGATACTGAATTTGATTCTTTCGTTGACAACATTTACAAGAATATTCAAACGGACAGGGTTTTTAATAAACCCGTGTATGAAGTATTAATGAACCAAAAATATTTTAACGGCGTAGGAAATTACTTAAGAGCGGAGATTCTAGGAAGAATCGATTCAGATCCCACAGCTTCTGCCAGAGAATATATTCTTCTTAATGGACCTGAATTTTTTGCTATTCTTTCTAAGGTTATTAAGGAATCCTATATCCTAGGAGGAGGACAATTTAAAGATTGGTACAATCAGGCAGATTTGGAAAAGAAAAAAAGTAAAGAATTTCAAGCATGGATGAAATTCTATTTACATAAAGAAAGGTGTATTGCAATTAAAGATTCGTCTAAAAGAACTTTTTGGATGGATAAAAAATGGATAAAATGATAAGTAAAGAAGACCTTAAAAAAATTCTATATTTCGACATCGAAACTGCTGGGATAACGAATACTTTCGAAGAGCTTGAAATTGAAAATCCTAGACTTGCTAAATTGTGGGAAAAAAGATCATCCTGGCTCTTGAAAAATTCAGGTGAAGAGATGAAAGATTATTCTCCAGCAGATTTTTGGAAGGTTAAATCTTCGTTGCACCCGGAGTTCTCCAAAATCGTTTGCATAACTTTTGGATGCTATGATGAAGATAAATCAATCAGGCTAGTTTCTTTTTCCGGTGAAGAGGATCAAATTCTGATGGATTCCAACAAGATCTTTAATAACGCATTTACAAAAGGATGGAAACTTGCAGGACATACGATTAAAAATTTTGACATTCCCTTTGTTGGAAAGAGAATGATAATCAATAAAATTAAGCCTTCCCATTTGGTAGCATATCTGAATAGAAAACCCTGGGAATCTCCACACCTAGACATATCTGAGATTTTTGCTTTTGGAGGATGGGGACAAACTCACACTTCACTTGATTTAATGGCTTGCGTTCTGGGTATAGAATCCCCTAAAGACGATATGGACGGATCAATGGTCCATGAATACTTCTATGAGGGAAAGATTGAGAACATTAAAAAGTACTGCGAAATGGATGTGACTGTTCTGATGAAGTGCTTTGATGCTCTTTCTTTTTAATCTAATTACAACTATAGTACTACACCCTAGGATATATACTTTTAAAATATTCCTAGGGTGTTTCGTATACAAAATTTTAAAGACTGGTCGCTAAACGAGGATCGTTTCTATCAAAAGGAGCTAAATACTGTTTTTTGGAAGAATGGCTCGTTCGACTCTGGGGTAAGAGAAAAACTTCTAGATATAGCCCAGGATTTCTACTCGATCTTTAAAATAGAACTGCCGATAGATGATATTCAATTAACCGGATCTCTGGCAAATTATAACTGGACCCCAAAATCAGATCTTGATGTTCACGTTTTAATCGATTTTTCACAGATAGATTCCAATAAAGAGCTTGTAAAAAAAGCTTTTGATGGACAAAGATTCATATGGAATCTAAGGCATAACATTGTTATCAGAGGGTATGATGTTGAACTTTACCTACAAGACATAAACGAACCCCATGTAGCATCCGGACTTTTTTCCCTTAAAAACAACGAATGGATTAGAATTCCTTCTTATAATCCTCCTCAGATAGACGAAAGAGATGTGGATTTGAAATATGATGGTATTATAAACGATATAGACAGTGTGGATATAGAACTTTCTAAAACAGACTCCGAAATGGATGCCAGAGAGGTACATCAGCACGCAGAAAGGGTTAAATCCAAGATCATGAAAATGAGAAAGGAAGGCCTAGAAACCAGAGGAGAATTCTCAGTAGAGAACCTAGTCTTTAAAAAGTTGAGAAACGAAGGATATATACAGAAGTTAATCGATCTTATATCAAGATCGTACGAAAAAATTTATAGTGAATAAAAAACAATAAGATGTCAGGAATTTACAAAGGATACAATCCAGTATACGAATCCCTAAAAAGAGAGATTTTTGAAGCAGAATCTAAAGTAGACCTAAGTGTCTTAGGAAGAACTATTTATGACACGTTCGTTAATGTTATCATGAATAGCTCAGATGAAGCAATTAAGACTCCGGATGGTTTCAAAGCTTTCATGGACAGAGTTTTACAATCTAGTTCTTTAGAAGGAATTAGAAGTGAATTTCAAAAGAAGCTAGATATGGTTGCAGCTAGTGACAAAGTTCAGGCACAATCAATCAATGCATCCAAAACTTATCTGGATCAGCTTTTTGCTCAATTGACCGAATTAGTCGGTAAAGACGCAAAGGGGATGAAAGATGTATTAGGCATGATGGGTGGCTTTGTTGGATCCACGGTTTCTGGTTTACAAGGAGTACAAGCTCAATTAGCACAAAATGAAAGTTTAGTAACTAAATATATTGCTGAAGCAGATGAAGAACTTACCGGTGAAGAATCTAGCTCCGAGGAAGGACTGGCAGATAAATGGTATACACAATTATCTAAGAACGTTTTAGACAGTGCAACATCTTTTGCTGGTGAAACATCCGCAGCAATGAGCAACAAAAATTTAGCAGGTGATGCTGGAATCGTTGCTTTTTCTGAGGCAGCACAAAAATACTTAGACCAAGCTAAAGATTTATCTATTACTAGCGGTAGAAGAGGAATCCTAAAATTAGGAAAACTTCAAACTGCCTCAGGCACTATGAGAGGCAAAGATTATAGAGTTAAAGCTCAGAATTTAATAAATGAGATTATCAGACAAAGAGAGGAATTTCAGAAACTAAAATATAGACTTTCTAATGTTCCTGCTCCTCCCACTCCAGTGGTAATGTGTCCAGCAGGAATGGCGTTTGATAAGACTAAAAATGCTTGCGTTTTTGTAACCAAACCTCCTAGAATAGAAGGGGAAGGACCTACACCCTTACCTAAACCTCCGGTACCAACTCCCCCAGTTCCCCCAACAGGATGTACTTTCCCTGTTGCAATAGGAGCTAAAAAGTGTTCAGAGGTAGCAAATCTACAAAGCAAGTTAATTTCAATGGATTCCTGTATCGCTGATATTCTTAATAAAGCAGGAGGTGCTGATGGGAGATACGGAAGGGTAACTGCTAAACTTGCAAATATTACCTATGCTTACCTAAGGGGATCAAATACTTTTGACGCTTCAGGAAGTTTAACAAAGGAAATGTTTGACACCATTATGGCAGGAGGTTCAGTACCCCTACCTTATTACGATATTGCTACACCTAAAAAAGAATCAGTTGACATATCAAAAGTAATGGAAAACAAAATATTCGAGAGAGAATATCAGGTTGGACCAGTTATTTCTTTTGACGATTTTTCTGAAATAGTTTCTGAAGCAGCTTATGAGATAAGTGAGGATGGTGTCGCAACCAACGTTGCTTCACCTTCATTAGGTAGTTGTATATGTAAAACATACGCCGACGGAGTAATCGACCCCGCATGCAAATTTTCTCCAGTTCCTGTTCCAATAACAGGCGGAACAGGGGGCACCGGTGCTACCGGTGCTACCGGTGCTACAGGAGACCAAATACCAACCAGAGAAGATTGGAAGGGTCTTAAATATGTAAATAGCGGATCTTATCCAGTTTCATTTGACGAAAGTTTATTGAGTGCATGGACCAAAGAAGTTGCTATGGCAGTGATAGGATACTTTTCGGGAGGATCTTCATATCTCATTAGAGCAGGAGGTACCGGTCTTAAAGCCCTAGGTATTAAAGCAGCTTCTAAAGTGGGTGCGACAAAACTAGCTCAAAGAATAGGAGCAACAGCAGTTGGTAAAGTCGCAGCTCAACAGACTGCCAGAACAGCTGCTAGATTAAGTTCCCTATCTGCAGGATATTTTGCTAAATATGGAGCGATTCCTATTGCTAAAAGAGTAGCAGGGGGTTTCATCGGTGGAACTGTTGGTTCGGCGGCATTAGATTTTCTTGCAGGAAGAAACTCTTATGTAATCACAGTGACTGAAGGCTATATAGAAAGAACTAACCTTCTAGGTGCGATAAACGGTATGGTTGATACTATTGATGGTTACGTTAGTGACGATGATTGGGCAACAATCACTACAGTTCTTGCAATTATTAAAGGAGCATGGACTACAGACGAATCAGATAAACCAGTTTCAGCCTGGGGAGAATTAAAAAAACTATATCAAGAAGCAGAAGGTGAGGATCTAACAGCAGACATCGATAGTGTTTCGGCTAAATTTGGAGACGTTGAAGGTTATCCTAAGATTAAATCTCTTTCCCCACTTTCTTCAGTTCAAGACCTTGATTGGGACATAGCCGCTTCAGAAACCAAAAGGTTTGCAGAACTATTGGACAGAAACGAATCTGCATTAGCAGAAAATCTAAGAAAACTCCCAGATAATTATGTTCAGGCCTTCGTAGAGCAAAATTTCGTAGAATATGATGAGGAAGGAAATATCGAAGGTGAAGAAAATACAGGAGCTCCTGCAGAAGATGCAACAAAGAAAAAGGGTCTATAAAAATAGATATATACAAAAATAAAATAACAAAGAATGAGTCTTAATAACGAATTCGTTTTAGTCCTTGAAAAATCTTCACATAATATGAAGATGGAGAAAAACGGAAGCGATTATTTCCTAGAAGGAATCGCTGCTGTTTTTGGTAAGGAGAACTCAAATCAAAGAATCTATGAGGAAAGAGAATATCTCCCCCATCTTCAATATTTGAAAGAAAAAATAGACCAAAAAAGATTAGTAGGTGAATTAGATCACCCTAAGGAATTTGATGTGTCTCTTAAAAACATTTCTCATATCATTGAGGGACTTAACTATAATCAGGACGACAGAACACTTCGTATTAAGGTTAAACTTTTAGATACTCCAGCCGGTAAAATAGCTAAGTCTTTAGTTGATGCTGGTGTACCGGTTTCCATTTCTTCGAGAGCAGCTGGTAACGTTCTAGAAAACAAAAAAGTGCAAATTAAAAAGATCTTTACATATGATTTAGTGGCAGATCCTGGTTTTGAAAATGCACAGCTTGAGAGAGTTTATGAAAGTCTTGGATATAACGCTGAGCAAAAAAGCATGGCAGAATCTATCATAAAAGGACTCCCTTTAGTTAACGAAAGTCTTGGATTAGAAAATGATTCAAATTTTAAGATATATAGAATAAACGATCAGGAAAAAATAAAAAAGCTTCTAGATAAGGAGCCAAATAAGAGTTTAATCATGGAAAATAATTTCGTTACAGCGGAGGAAATGAACGGATACTCTAAACTAATTAAAAAGGAGATGGATACTATTAAAGGATCTATTGAATCTTTAAGAACTGTTAAGGGAGAGCCTGTTAAGGAATCGAATTCCTCTCTTGAAGAAAGAGTAGCAAAATTGGAAAAGTATGCTGATTATTTGGCAGAAAATCTTGAAGCCTCTATTAAATATGGTGAATACCTAGCTGAGAATCTAGAAGATTCTGTTTCTTATTCCAAATATTTAGCAGAGAATCTTGATAAATCTATTTCTTATGCTAAGTACCTTGCAGAACATTTGGATAACAATATTTCTTACTCTGAATACATCGCAGAAAATGTTGACAATAACATGTCAGCAGTTAAATCTATATCTGAGAGATTAGATCAAGGTATTGCTTACACAGAATATGTAGCAGAAAGCGTAGATAAGAATATTAAGTACAGCGAGTATCTTGCTGAGAACTTAGATAAAAATATTTCTTATTCGGAATACCTTGCAGAGAACGTAGATAAGAACATCTCTTACTCCGAGTATCTTGCGGAAAACCTAGACAAGAACATTTCTTATTCTGAGTATCTTGCTGAAAATCTAGACAAGAACATTTCTTACTCTGAGTATCTTGCAGAGAACCTAGACAAAGGATTAGCCTATGCTGATTATCTAGGAGAAAATCTTGATAAAACAGTTCAGTACAGCGATTATTTAGCTGAAAAGCTTTCTAAGAATATTAGCTATGCTGAATATATTGCCGAGACAGTTAATTCTTCAAACGGCACTAAGGAAATGAAAGAAGCGGTAACTAAAGCAATTTCAGAGAACACAAATACTTCTGGATATGCTGGAGATTACAGCAAAATTTCAAACAAAATCGACAACTTATTAAATACCGTTAGTAAACAAAAAACGGAACAAATAGCAGAAGCTAAGAATTTTCCTTTCTTGGGTCTTATGAGCCAAGCAAATCAGACACAATTCTTATCCCTGCATGAGGGCCAAAAACAAAAGGTCGCTAAAGCGTTGAACGAAAGCAACTACTCATCCGAAAAAGAGGTAGTTGAAATCATGGGTAAAGCTCTGGTTGAACAAAATCAATCTGGAGAAAAGTTCTTAGACATGATGCCAGAAAAATATAGAGGAGCTTGGGAAAGCATGAACGAGGGTCAAAAAGCCTCTATCATTGCTCAAAGCAAATTCTATAGACTGGACACACCTTACCAAATCCAGAACTTCTGGGCTACTAGGGGTATTTCAGTTCCAAAGGCAAATGTGGAAAGAATAGACGAATCCCAAAATCAAACAATCTCAGCTTCTCAGCCAAAGGCAGTCTCTAGAGAATATCTACAGAACCTTTCAGAGGCTTTAGAAGCTAGATTTAAAAAATAACATTTTTTTCAAAAATGCAACTAATTAATCAACATGAAATCTATGAAACCTGGGCTCCAGTACTTGAGAGCAAAACAGGTATTCAAGAGAAAGGCAAATTAGATTGGTTAACCAAATATTGCCATTATCACTCTCTAAACGAATCTGCTGGTGCGTACAACACTCTTGGCGTACTTGGCGGTATGGGTCAAATTGCTGCTCCTTCAAACGTAGGTCTTTCTGGCGGTCCTGCTGGCTTTTATGCTGGTGGTTCTTATGCTGGTACAGGTCTTGGTTCTGGTGACAAATTCCCTTCACTTCTTCCGCTTGCTATTCAGGTAGCTGCTAAGACAGTAGGTTTTGACATTGTTCCAGTTATCCCAATGAGCGGTCCTACAGGAGTACTTAGCTATCTTGACTATGTATATGCTGGTGGTAAGCTTTCTGGTACTGACACAGTATCTCCTTACACAGCTTCTTCCCCTGACCTTATTAAAGTTCCTTCCTCAACAGCTTCTCCAGTATCTGGTTTAACTGTAGGATCAACTTACCTTCTAGGTGCTGCAGGTCTTTCTTCAACAAAAGATCTTGATAGTGCTGGTGTTGGTGCTCTTGTAGCTGGTAAATATGTTGGTAACTCTCGTATCGATGGTTTTCCAATTTTCCAAGTAATAGCTCAAACAACTGGTTTCTCAATTGCTCAAGCAATCGATGCAGATGCAGTTATCTACTCTGGTTCATTCAATACAGGAACAAACGTTTACACAATCTCTGCAACAGTAGGCTATGCTAACGGTGCTGCAGTATTAGTTAAGACTCTAGAAGATCACGTACAAGGTGCTTCTGGTGCTGGTCTTGACAACACAAACGCTTGGCAAGGTCCATACGTAGACGGTACAAAAGCCTACGATCCTATGTCAAGAGGTACAGCTGAAAGTACTTATTTCAAGTCTCTTGGTTTAACTACTTTCACTAAGTTCGTAGAAGCTGGAACTTTCCAAGTTGCTGCTTCTGTGACAACTGAGCAAATCCAAGATCTTAACAAGCAATTCGGTATCGACGTAGTTTCTATGATCGAAAACGCACTTGTTAATGAGGTTTCTCAGGCGATCAACAAGCACATCCTTTCTAGAGCATTTGCTCTTGGATGGTCTAACCACGCTGAATTCAAGAACACAGAAGGTACTAACCTTAACTTGAACTTGAAATTCACTGGAGGTGGATCTAACTTAACCTTCATCGGTAAAGATAACGCTCAGCTTGTAATTGCTGGTGGTACTGCTATCGGTACAGGTGGTTATGAGAACCAGTCAACTGTACAAAGAAGACTATTCTCAAGAATCCTTGCTGCTGCTAACGTGGTTGCAAACAGAGGAAGAAGAGGCCCTGCTAACTTCATCGTTACTAACTCTCAAGTTGCCTCTGCTTTACAGGATATCTCTCAGTTCACTTTCGCTCCTTTCACAAACACTCTTACTCAGAACAACGGTACACTTTACCCAGTTGGTTCTATCGCTGGTATGACAGTTTATGTTGACCAGAACATGTCTTTCGGAGACACAAGAGTGCTAGTAGGTAGAAAAGGTGGAGACGACGAACCAGGTCTTAAGTTCATGCCTTACATGATGGCTGAGTCAATTCAGACTATCTCTGAAGGTACTATGTCACCTAAGATTGCAGTTAAATCTAGATACGCTCTAGTTGAGGCTGGTCACCATCCTCAAACAATGTACATCTGCTTCCACGTAGAAGTACCT